CCATGACCCAGTCAATTACTATCTGTAATCTCGGTCAACGACTCGTTACTGGTTAAGAGGAGTACCACTCCCCGAGTCTACCTTATCCCCACTGACGAGGGGATTATTCAGTCACACTTCTTACGCTGGCCGTCGCCAGCGATATTTGGTTGCGGAGGTTGGATTTGAACCAACGATTTCCGGCTTATGAGACCAGCGAGGACAACCTGACTCCTCTACTCCACGAAACTTTTGATGAACATAATGGCAACTGAGGTGTTGCCACGCTACTGGCAGTAATTTCGCTCTTTACGTTCCTATCTTCCCCCAATCGCTTGGTCGCCACAGGAACTTCCATTACATTCAAACTGGCTCCCTAAGATGGATTCGAACCACCGACCAATTGATTAACAGTCAACTGCGCTACCGCTGCGCCATTAGGGAATAAGAATGGTGCCCCCACGACGACTCGAACGCCGGACCTGATGATTACAAATCAACTGCTCTACCAACTGAGCTACAAGGGCAAAAACTTATTAAATGAGCACAGTAGCAAGGTTACTCGACCTTTAATTACGTGCGCACAACTTCTGTGCTCATTAAATAAGCCTCGAAAGACTTATTTTTTTATCACGATGAGAAAGAACCGAAACTTTATTTATACACTATACTATACTTTTTAGAGAAAGTCAAGTGTTTTTTAAAATTATTCTTCCAACCACTTCTTGATAGAACCAAACTTGAGATCGAGACGATACTCAAGAGATTCCCAACCATAGAAACGCATTTCTTCATCATCAATGCCTTCTGCTTCACAGATAATGGCGACTGCTGCCGCATTATCAAAGCAGTTCTTGACCAAACCCATGATGCCGTCTACACGACAAACGAACTCAGCGAAGTTACGATCCTGACGAATCTTTTCTTCGTCGATCTGCACAGAGAGTTTCCCCACGAGACGCTCATACTCGGCGTCAAAGTCTTCAAGAGAATCGAAGGTCACGCCACGTGGGCGGAAACCATAGACATCTTTATGAAGGTCGGAGAAAACCGAACCGTCATGAGTTTTAGGAAACTTAGCATCAATATCACGAAGAGTCAACATAATCAAAACCTTTCAAACTATAATACCACTATACCTCGAAAATGCGAAAATGTCAAGCCCCTATTTTAAATTATTTGATAAATTTTACTTCGATGGGTTGTTTTTTCTTTGTTGGGAAAATGAAGTCTCTATCTTCATGGTGGACGCGACGATTTGTGTCAGCGTCAGAGAACCCAATCCCCATTAGGAGGAGTGGAGTGCCATTAATGCCCAAGACTTCTTGAACACCTTCTGGGTAAAAGCAAGAGCAGCATCCAGTAGCATATCCCATTAGCGAGGCAGATAGGTTAAGATATCCTGCAGCAACACCAACAGCAAGTTGACAATCACGTTCCATGACCCACGTGGTTAGTGCATTTGGAGCACCATCTTTCATAATTTGATATGTTTGATCAGTGCGAGGAATTCCATCATCAGAAAGATTCTGGTCCTGCGTATAATCATGTTTTTCGAAAACAACTAGAAGATTAGCAAGGCATTGCGTATTCTTAGTTGTTTGATGTGGATTATAATTTATCGTGAATCCGTCAGTATTATCATAGATCGCTTGAATAGTTTCTCTATTGGAAATAAAATGTGCCTTATAGAACGCTATGTTCTGTTTACTAGGGCATTGAGTCACACAATCAACTAGAACCTTCAAATCTTCAGCAGGAATTTCCTGAGAAAGATCCCAGTTACGTTGACAGTGCTGACTTTTAATTATGGTCTTTGTTATGTCATCATTGGTAATTTCTAGTTGCATTGCATAATTTCCTTTATGAGAGATATTATATTTATAAACTAAAAATGTGAACCCCATTAAAATTAATCTCTAGGACGATATGGGTCATATTTCATACCCCACAACCAACCTCCTGGTAATATGAAAGTCAGAGGGTCAACAAGATGGCATTTACCGTTCGGTTCAACACACCATTTGCGACGTCTCATACTTGCCTTGATTGCCATGAGTCGACGAGTTTCCCAAGTATGCCTTCTAGCATACATCGGATTGCCATCCCTTCGCCTAGTTCCTCGCATGGTTCGACTTATCGATGCTTTATGCTCTGGAGTTAACCCACCCCAGCAGGGATTTTTTTCACCAGTTAGTGCTTCTGAAATCTTCTTGCGAGTCTCAGGACTATGTCCTGCAGATTTCTTTCGAGTAACTTTATCGACAATCGTGAAACCTTTTCCGAGAACTTCTGCTTTGTCTCGGAGGATTTCTATCTTGCTGTTTTGTAGCAAGAGTTCTCTTGGTTTCGGAACCTTGTTTGGATCGTTGACAATCCACAGTTCTTTCTTATGTTGAAATAGAAAGAACCTCATTTACCGTTCCCTTATCCAAGAGTGTCAGATTATGCTCTCTATCAATATATGTAAATTCAACATGACGTGGATCAAATTCCTCCAGAGCAGCAAATACATCAGCAGTATTAAGAGCGCTGCAGGTATACACATCCAGTTGCATGAGAGCAGGGGAAACCTCATCCCAAACATGCATAGCAATATGCGATGTTTCGATAATGGTAACTGCAGTCAATCCACGATTACCAACCATGTCACTGTAAACAGCATATGGACCCATTAGTATCTTCATACCAATTTTGTCAACTAGAGTCTTCATCCAATCTTGGATTGCCTCTGCACATTGTGGCGGATTGTTCAGTTCTGCTCGCACAATGAGATGCTTGTGCTCTAGGATTTGCCCCATTTCTGTTCCTTGACTTCTGCTGGAAAGAATTTATTTATAAGGTTGCCAAGGATTTTTTTGGCGACTTCTTCTTCTTAACCTCTGGTGCTTTCCAACCTGTCAGGAAACTTTCAAGAACTTCTGCAAGACGAGGGTATGCCTCTAGCAATGTTTGATCCTTAATGTGATCAAGCAATTTCGCTTCTTTAATTTGCAATCCCTGACATGTCTGCATCCAAATTTCCTCGCGGCGGAACTGCGGTACTTTACTGGCGCTGCCTTCTGGTAAGAGAGTCAAAATTCGACGGAACTCTTGGGTGATGGTTGTATCTGCCATGTTAGCAGGTAGTCCCTCATCCTTATATGGAGTTGGACCGTCGGGAAGATTAATTGGACCTTGCTCATATCCAACACCCCATGCAACAAATCGCATGAGGATAGAATTGCCGAGAGAAATTGCTCTCACACGTTCGCGCAACTCGTCAGTTGTGTCTGCTTCACATGCCCAATCAAGTGCTTCATCTATCTGCTTAAACTTCTTTGGTTGTAGTCTTTGTGCCATTTCAAGTCTTTCTTTTAAAATTCATCAACGAGTTCAATCATCTGCTTCATACGATTGGCGATAAAATAGTTCAACAGACCTGAGCGATCTCCGCCAAGTTGTTTCTCATAACTATCTATAATCGCTACTTTGATGTCCTCAGGAATACGCGACAGGTCAACCAATTCACGGTTGCGCTGAAAGTTGCGCCACATTTCGTCACTGGTGATAAACTCTTCTGGTTTCTGCGTTTTCCATTCAGCAAGTTTATCTTTGCGAATAGGACGCTGACGCTGACCATTGATGAATGTGTCATCATCAGACAGGATGTTCGGAACACCGTCACCCTTATCACCCATGATAATATGTTCCATGAGCACTGCTTCAGGCGATTCCTTCAACTTACAGAATTTCTTCTGAACAGGAGCATACTGTTTAACATTACTCCACTTCTGGAGTTGCTGGAAGTCATGGTCACCAGACAAAACAAGGAATGGTTCGGCGCTAGGCATGAGACCATCAGTGTTCATGGTCTGACTATACTCGGCGAGCACTGCGATAACATCATCTGCCTCTGCTCCATCAACATCGATTACAGGATACGGGAAGTGTTCTTGCAACTCGCTACGAATTTGGTGTAGTGCTTCAAAGATAGCAGACCAATCAAACCCAGACTCCTGCCGTGCTTTCTTACGATTCGCCTTATAGTTAGGAAAATACTGACGACGCCAGTAGTGACGATTGTCACAAGCAATCACAATGTTGCCGAACTCAGCACCAAACTTCCGCTTATATGAACGAATGGCATTGATGATCATGTGCCGAATGAGAGGCAGATTTACCTCTACATCACGACGACCACCTAGTTCTGCCATCATACTGCTGATAGCAGTCTGGTTAAAGTCAACAACAATCATTCTATATCTTCTTTCGTAACAGTTAATGCTTCACGAACATCATTAAGCATGTTAATCTCAGGGCATTCAACTCCTGCCTGACGCATGTATAAACCAGTAATCATAACAGCGATAACAGCAGCATCGGAATGAAAGTTCTCATTGGTTAGACCAATCTTTTTTTCTGTCGCCATGAGAATACCACGCAGACAGGCTTGCGCGAATGCCTCGGCATCCTGGTATGCTGCATATTCTGTAGCACCTTGAAGGAAATAACTCAGAGATTCTTTGTCGATCTCCTTAACTGTATTCGGTTTCAGGTAAGCAATATTATCACTTTTATCGGTCATCAAAACACTTTCAAAATTAATGTAGTCGGAGTTAGACGTGCACGCACAGGTCCACTCTTACTCTTAACGGCTGAGTACCATTTTGTCAAGTCATTTTTCTTAAGTTCAGAAAATTCTTTTACTTGGATTTCTGGTTTACGAAGCAGTCGTGAGTTGGAAAAGTTCTCATCAAATCCTACAAGACTTGCACCCTTAACAGTGATGCTTCCGCTAACTGGACTGAAGTATTTAGAGATCTTTCGTGTCTTAGTATCAAACGTCCACACTTCACTACAGTTTAGCAGATTGATAGGTTCGACGCTGGTGACATCAAGTGCAGTGTCACTCACGAGGAACTTTAGATTCTGAACCAACTTGGACTTATCCTTTGGTTTCTTCTTACGAACCTTAGCAACCTGCTTGCTGACATATGATTTCTTAAGATCGCTGATATATGTTTCGAGCATTTTGACTATATCTTTTACAGACTTCATGCTTGTCAGATGCGCATAACTCTCGAGTAATTGTTCTTGGTCATCAGTCAATTGATTCTTAGGAAGTCGACGAACTTCTACAAGTTCAGCAAACTCAGCAAGAATTGGTTGAATCTTTTCTACACAATCAAGATAGTTCTTATCCGTCAAGCGGTACGGGATTAGAATCTGTGAGACGGTACGAGTATCTTCACCATTGATAAGTTTTTCAATCTCATCATCAACATCAGATACAATAAAAGTTGCTGCGACCAGTGGTTTCTTAACTACCTTGACAACAGGTTCTGGTGCAGTGGTATCATCTTCAATCAGAACAGTTTTCTTACTGACACGTTCTTCAACCTTTTCCCAGATGCGTGCCTTGTGTTCATCATTGAGAGGGAAACCACGCATAGCGATACGTGCGCTGTTAGCATAAGTTCTGGGAAGCATCCTATCAGAGATCTGACTCAACGCTTTGAGTTTAGTAGCATCACCCTTGAACCAGTCAACGAGAAACTCACGACAATCTTTCTGGTCAGCAATCAAGTTATACCAACTCAATGCTTTACCATATTCTGACTGGTAATCTGTGGGCGCATAGTCGTCAACCCAGATTGGTTCTACGCCCATGACTTTAGAATCGGTCGCCGAAACTTTAAACTTATACATAGATTCACCTTTCTTCATAATATATCCACTATACTATAATTTACTGGAAAAGTCAAGCCCTAAAATTTAACAGAGGTGATTCGGTCATAACGAAATGCTCGCCACTCACTCTTATCCAGATCCCAAACTGCGAGGGTTTCGCCACTGGGTGGTTTTGTCTTTGTTCCCTTTTCGCTGTATGGGGGAACAACACCCTCTTGTAGAGTGCAGCGCATCACACGTTCTTGCCCATTCAGTTTCGTAAAACTGACAGTCGCTTCACCCTGAGCAAGAGTTACCTTCAGACCGTCACGCCATTCTTGATTCATAATATCCATCACATTTTCCTTATATTGTTTTCATCAATAATAATCTTACCATCCCTCCAGGATCTCCTCGGAGGATCTGGCGCTGGTATGTCATGCGTTGAAGCAGGTGTATTCTCATGTTTCTCGAACGCAAAGAAGTCTGGTGTTTCAACAACAGGTTTCTTTTTGGGTTTCTTAACAGTCTGAACAACTTTCTTTGGTTTAACCTCATCAACAACGACATAGTCTACTATACCTGATTCTTCCTTCTTTGTCAAGCTTAAAAGTGTCATGTTGGCAGCAATAATCAATAAAATTGCCAGAGGGTCGAACACGAAGATAAGCATGATGATCATTAAGCGCACTGCTTTATCCACAGTAGCGGTATCACCACTACCGTAGAACAGTTCTGCGATATATTTTATCGGACCTACTTCTGCTTCGAGTTTGAGGTTTTCTGTTTTGAGCGGTATGAGATCAGTCTCAATAGTCTCAATGTCTGCAGTCGCACCCTCAATTTCTTTATTGAGGGACGCACGTTCCCGTTTCTGTCGATTTCGAATGAAGTTAGCATCGAGCACATCCTCTGCAGTAGTGAGTCTGTCCAAAGTATCCAAAGATGTTTGCGCATTCTTCAGTCTCCTTTCTGCTGACTCTTTTTTGTTCTCGAGTTGCTCGATCTTTAATTGCGCTGATCCACCAACGGTGGTATGTTCAATGTGTGCACCACTTAGATAACCGAATACACCCATGCTCGTAATGAACGAGAGGATGACGACTGCTATCGTAAAGTATGTCTTCAATAATTTGTTAGCGGTTTTCCAGTTACGATATACCCAACTCGCTGTAACGAGTTTAGCAAGTTCTAGAACTACACCCATCGCTGCAACAGCAATCGGCGAGGCAGGGAAAATCGCCATCAAACCCAATATCGAAAAGTAACCAGCGACACCAGTAATCGCTAGTGCTACTAGCATTAAGAGTGCTGCGAAAAACATCCAGGTCTCCAATCAGGTAATTTTAATTCTTTCAAATGATCAAGTCTCAACCGCACATTCCACATTTGATTAATGCATCTGTCGTCGAGTCTGTGTTCCCACTGTAGAATATGTTCAACTGCTTTAGCGTGGGATTTGCTGTCATATTCAGCAACAACTTCCTTGCGCATTTCGCCTTCATAGTTAGTCACATATGAGGAACTTCCAAAATATGCTTCGAAAAGTTTCTCTGTCTTACATGAATACCCAATATAAAATTTGCCGTCGTCGAAGTAAGTGCAGTATACTCTATGCACCTTCTTCGGCAACGGCTTACGTTTTTTCTTAACTACCATAATCTACTCCGTAAGTAGATTATTTATTCGTCCTCGACCCAATCATCCCAAGACAAATCTTCTTCGTCTTCAGTGACTTTTGTTCCACAGAAGGGACAATGTTTGACTTTGTAATAATCGTCGTCAAGGTCATGATCGACCGTGAAGACTGCATCACATGAAAAACACTCTAACTCTTCCATTATGCGGCAACTCCCCAAACATCATCCCATTTACCTGAAAGCGCACCCTTCGCATAATCAGTAGCACGGTTCTCAAAGAAGTTCGTATGCGTAGGAGCATTAATCATTTCTTCGACCCATGGTAGTGGATTCTTCTTTACCTTGAAGATGCCCTTCATACCGAGACTAATCAGTCGACGGTCACAGATATAACGGATATACTTTTTCACATCATCCTGTGTTAGATTTTCCATCTCTCCCATCGAGAATGACAATTCGATAAACTTGTCTTCAAGATCTACCATTTTCTCAGCGATAGTGTAGATCTTTCCCTTTAGTTCGTCGTTCCACAATTCACGGTTTTCTTCGACATAAGAGCGGAACAGTTTGATCATACCTTCAGCGTGTTGTGTTTCATCAACAATCGACCAAGTAACGATCTGTCCCATTCCCTTCATCTTTCCGTGACGAGGGAAGTTGAGGAGCATGATGAAGGATGAGAACAGTTGCATACCCTCAGTGAATGCACTAAATGCAGCGATATTGGTCGCGACTGATTCAGGAGTTCCATTTGCATTCGACAGATCTGTAAAGTAGTCGTGCTTTGCTCGCATTGAGTCATATTCGAGGAATTCTTGGTATGTC